GTGGAATTCCTAACCGGAATTCCGCGTATATTGTTTTGAGCCTTACTTTTGTAAGCAAGACCCGTAGTTACATTACTTTAGTATTCAGATCATTTATATGAGAGCTTTTAATCCATATATTTTATCATCACATCTACATAACATTTAATTATTTATGTACTTTTGAGAATACTCATCTTTTGTAAATGCGCATTACAGCACATCTGTAATCAGCTCAAAACTTTTATTTTAATGCTTAATCTTCATTAAAATATTTATTTCGCCCGAGGTAGATTAGTTTTTCGTTCAGTTTGACTTTATAAACTGTTCATTTATTGTAGCCTAGGTATACTACTCAAATATTGCCTATTTTGACATTTATGTCGTCTTTTTGCAAATTTTTAGATCAAATAAATTTGTCCATACTGCCTGGGTATGCAATTCAAACACTACCCACCTTGACATTTATGTCGTCTTTTTCTACATTTTTAATTCTAATAAATGTATTATTGTAGCCTAGGTATACTACTCAAATATTGCCTATTTTGACATTTATGTCGCTTTTTTCTACATTTTTAAATATAATAAATGTATTATTGTAGCCTAGGCATACTACTCAAATATTGCCCTTTCTGACATTTATGTCGTCTTTTTATTTGTTTTTACAATCTTAAAAAACATTTATAAGTTATGGTACACGATATATCCCGCTTCATAACCCGGAAATATCCCCCATAGTCAAGAATTGTAAAGTTTTATTGACGAAGTTGCTGTTTGTTTATTTTAACGCAACTATAAATCCATACACTCAATCGTCCTGAGTGTCGGACAAGGTCTTTGGTTATTCCTTGAATGTAAAATATCGAACTCATAAGTGTTGCACTTATGTTCATATTGCGGAAAAACTGTTAAAATGTCGTACTTATTCGAACTATCATAATCTGAAGATCCCGAGAGAATTATTCAATGTTTCATAACGAAATTTGTTACATTGTTTTCTAATCTTATAGGAAAATTACCTTATTATCATATTTGATATGTATTGCATCGAGACTAGAGACTCTTACCATTAGAGTATAAAACTCGAACATTTTTCCAAAGGCCTATGCTGGTAAGCCTGCTTTTTCAAGCGCAACATATGAGACCAGTAGACCATAACTAAATGTTGCCAAATAACCTAAAACAAAAAATAAAAATTAAAAACAACACCCCCACTATTAATCCCAGACGTGTGTCTGATGATTCTCAAGCAATTTGTTACCCCGGTGTCCACAAGGACACTGACAAGGGGAGAAATTTCACAAATGAGATAATCGATACAAACCGAGCTCAAACTGATTGCACTTTGCAATCTCTTGGGTTCAATTCTGCTTCTGTCAATGAATGGATGAGAGAGAATATACCCGATATGCCAAAGGAACTTCCGGAAGGCGATTGGGTTGTCAAGTTAATTGAAGACCTGACCACTTTTTTCATTATGATAAATTCAGCATATAGCGATGGGAGCTATTCAAAACCCAAAATTGTCTTTGCGTGCACAACGTTTGCTAAACTACGCACCACTGGCAGTCTTATGAATGGTGTTGTTCTTAAGAAATTACTCGAGTTTCATGAAACTGTTTTTTCCGAACCTCAAGTTCAAGGATTTGAAGAACATATTGGTTCTATGAGGGACTTACTATCAAAGTTTGACTCCATTAAAGACTCAGCTATATTCAAAAAATTCTACAAACTTATGATGTATGCAATGAGCTTGTCCGTTTTTGATAAAATTGGATTAAGTTTTGACACTATGGGATACACCCATTTCGAAGCGGAAGCTCTGAAGAAGAAATTCAACATGGGCCCCGATTTTATTCATACCCTCCTTGATACATTCCTATTTTTGTGTGAACGCGGTTTTCAAATTTTGAAAACAGGAAATCTAGAATACATTTTCCATTCGGGAAGTGCTTATTCCGAGTACTATGATCAATATGTTATCCTCAAAAGACAGTCAACTCTATTAACTAACCCAGAAGCCCATGGCTTTAAGGAGAGTACTTTTAGAGCCAATCTTGAGAGTGCTATTGAAAAAGGCTCAAGTATCATCAAACACAGTAATAAAATGAGTCATGCCGATAAAAGACTTTTCATGAACATGCACAGCGATTTACAATATATTCAATGTGATTTGTGTACAAAGAGAGCGGCCCGAGAACATCGGAAAGCTCCTTTCTCCGTTTTAATCTTCGGGGAATCAGGTATTGGTAAGTCCACTATAAAGGATATGTTATTTAACCAATATGCAAAACTTAAAAATCTTGAGAATGATTCGTCTTTTTGTTATACACGTAATCCTGTAGCCAATTTTTGGGATGGTTTCACGACTTCACAGTGGGCTCTTGTCCTTGATGATGTTGCTTCAATCAAGCCCACTGCGGCTCCTACAGGTGATCCATCTATGCTTGAACTTATTCAGATCATAAACAGTGTACCTTTCGTGCCCGATCAAGCTGATCTTTCCAATAAGGGGAGAACACCCTTGAAGTGCGAATTTGTAATGGCCACCACCAATGTCAAAACCATGAACGTGCAACATTATTTCTCACATCCATCAGCTGTCCAACGTCGATTGCCCTTTATAATTACTCCAACTGTTAAACCAGAGTATGCAAAAAACGATGGTTCATTGGATTCATCCAAAACTACCATTTATGAAGGAATTTATCCTGATTATTGGGATTGGACCGTTGATGAAGTATTGATCCGGAAAACAACAGATCCACAAAAACTTGCAGCCACTCACCAATTGCTTCGAACCAACAATATTATTGATTTTTTAAAGTGGTTTAATAGAGCGGTTAAGACTTTTGATGATAATCAAAATATCGTTGAGAAGTCTGTGCAAGCCATGAAAACCATCCAGTTATGCACTGGTTGCTATCTACCAACACCGCAGTGTGAATGTGAAATACAATCCATTGCCGGTTTTTGTAAATTTAGTGCCAGATACATAATTTGGTGCACTTTCTTTTATACTTTGCAATTCTTTTACATTTTGTACTATAGTACGCTAGAGGAAATTATTTTATTCTTCTTTGGCAACACTATTCTCTACTCTATGTTCTGCACAGGAATTATGCGAGCTGTTGGTCCCAATATGGCGCGCTATTTCGTTCGCTCACGGTGTGAAGCTGCTGGTCGTCGGATACAAGCCATAATTGGTTATCCTAGAGCCCTTATTGCAGTGGTTACCCTACTAACGTCGGGTACCATCATATATAAGATGTGCAAATATCTTTATATGACACAAGGTGCTGTTGAATCTGTCCTTGATGTTGGACATATGCCGGTTGCCACAGACGATGAACCAGAAAATATCTGGTATAAGAATGATTTTGTTCTTTCATCTTTTGATACTACCCCACAAATTAACTCCTCAAAAAGTTTGAGTCGAGATACGTTTATTGGAATTATTGGTAACAATTGTGTCAATGCCTCTATTTTATATGAAGGCAAGATATACACAGGTAGACTAACCTGCATTAAGGGGCAGAAATACATATGTAATAATCACATTTTCCCAGTGCTTAAGCAATTAACGCGCATGCACATCGTTCAGCATACTTCAGCTAATGGTGTAAATCGTAATGTGGATATAGGAGTTACTGAATCGCAATTTCAACGCGATCTCAAGAATGACATATGTATCATAACCATTCCAAATTTGCCACCCCGTAAAGATATTTCGCAGTATTTCGCCAAGGGTGAAATCGAAATCAAAACCAATGGTTTTTATATTTCGCGAAACAACACCGGAGAACTTATCGAGAATAATCTCACCTGTATAAAACCTGATGGTTGGACAGGTCAAAAGTTCACTCCCGGATTTGAAGGTAGAGTTTGGTCTGCAACGAGCAAGGCTCCCACCATCAATGGAGAGTGTGGTTCGTTACTTGTCGGTGAAACAGTGCGTGGCTATATCATCATGGGGATTCATGTTTTAAAAAGTAATTATACCCATTGTGTTGGTGCAACGAATGTTAATCAAGATATTATACACCAATTAGTTACTGAAGATATGTACACTCTACAAGCTTCAGAACCGCGAATTTCTTCTGCTTCCGTGAAGCGTACTTTAACAGACTTGCACAAAAAGTCTCCAGTGCGTTACATGGAAGAAGGAACAGCTGCTGTTTATGGTTCATTTGTTGGGTTTCGACCCACCCATAAATCAGCTGTTGAGATTTCACCTATGGCAAATGTTTTATCCCCTTATGGATATAAAATCAAGTACGGTAAACCTGACATGAAAACCTTTCGTCCGTGGCGCATTGCTGCTTTAGATATGGTTAATCCAGTTGTGAATTACCAACAAGATATCCTAGACCACTGTGAAGATTCATTCTTTGCAGAGATACTAGAGGGTCTTGTTGATGTTTCAGATCTACATGTGTACGATACTTTTACAGCCATAAATGGTGCCAAAGGTGTTGCTTATGTTGATAAATTGAATCGCAATACCAGTGCCGGCAATCCTTGGAAAAAGGGAAAGAAACATTTTTTGTTTGCAATTCCTGAGCAGCATGAATTGATGCACCCCGTTGATATCACTGATGAAATTCGTGATAATATGGAAACAATAATTGAAGGGTACCATAGACGTGAACGCCAATATCCCAATTACTGTGCTCATCTTAAGGATGAGGCTGTTTCTTTTAAGAAAGTAGCCTCTGGAAAGACCCGAGTTTTCGTTGGTGCTCCAATGGATTGGAGTTTGGTTGTCCGTAAATATCTACTATCTGTAGTGCGGAAAATCCAATTGAACCAAGAAGTTTTTGAGTCTGCCCCCGGAATTGTTGCACAATCCCCACAATGGACTAGATTGTATAAATACATTACAAAGTTCGGTGAGGATCGTGTTATTGCTGGAGACTATCGTGCTTTCGATAAGACAATGCCCCCCGCTTTTATCCTGGCAGCGTTCAAGATAATCAAGCGTTTGTGTGCGGCCTCTGGCAATTATACAGAAAATGATCTTTCCGTCATTGATGGAATAGCCCAAGATGTAGCGTTCCCAATGGTTGACTATAATGGAGATATGATCGAATTTTACGGAACCAACCCTTCAGGTCATCCCTTGACTGTTATCATCAATGGTCTTGTTAATGCTTTATACATGAGATATGTTTATGTCGTTCTGAATCCCAAGCATACATGCCAAGATTATAAGAATTTTGTGGCTCTCATGACATACGGTGATGACAATATCATGTCCGCATCGAAAGAAGTGGAATGGTACAATCACACAGCGATCTCAGAAGTTTTCGCCCATATGGGCATAACTTATACCATGGCTGATAAAGAAGCAAAGAGTATACCTTTTATAAATATCTCTGAAGCCAGTTTCTTAAAACGAACTTGGATTTTCAATGAAGAATTAGGGTATCATTTGGCTCCTTTGGAGGCTGAATCTATTGAGAAAAGTCTTATGGTTTGGACTCGTTCCAAATCCATAGGTAAAGAAGAGCAGATGGTAGCTATCATTGGCACAGCTGTGCGCGAGTATTTCTTCTATGGGAGAGAAGAATTCGAATTCAGACGCGACCTTTTTATTAAGGTGGTGGAAGAACTCGATTTAAAAGAGTGGGTGCAGGAAAGCACTTTCCCAACTTGGTCTCAATTGGTTGATGATTACCTTAGCGGTGCATCTACTAAAAGAGCCTAATTTTCCTGCTGTGGGTTCCTGATCTCTCTCACTTTAATCTAAATGAGATCTGAGATGTTACTACCATTACATCTCTCCTGGGTGACACCCAGGGACTTGCTTTAGTCTAATAAGCTACTGCATTTTATTATTATCTATTGAAAATAATAAAAAGGCGGACCGTCCGAGTAAACGAGTCGATGCGCGTACTGTGCAAAACAGTACCCCGCGAGAGGAGGGATTCCTCTCAAGTTATGTGTCCCTTTCAAGGACACCAAGTTATCACTGTCCCAGTTGTATAATCCAATCATATCCAGAATATGTTCTTCAGTCTCAACCTACTGAGGTCACTTCGACCACTATGGGTGATGAACAGCAAGAAAATGTATCCTTTTTGGGAGATGAGATGTCTAAGACAAACGACATTCCATCGACCTTTAAAGATTACATGGTCGATAAAGCTGATACTGCAGCCCTAGCTAATTTTTTGAGCAGACCAGTGTTGATTAAAAGTTACATCTGGACAGAAGCCAATATTCTCAATGAATCTTTTGAACCATGGTACGAATATTTTAATAATGCTATCATTAAGAAGAAATTAGACAATTTTTATCTCTTGCGATGTAATTTGCGTCTTAAGTTTGTTATTAATGCTTCACCGTTTTATTATTCTGTGGTCATGGTATCATATAGACCATTGACCTCTACAGCTAGTGGTGGCTTTGATCCCTGTCCTGTAGTTTCAGGCCTCGGGCTCGAGCCTCTTACTAATTTCGGAAGGAGCCAGCGACCAAAAATTTTCATGTACCCACAGAATTCTGAAGGAGGTGAAATGAAGCTACCTTTCTTTTATCATAAGGATTGGCTTCGAGCTACTAGCGCATTAGATTTGCAGGAAATGGGGACCATTAATATGGATACCCTTGATATTCCGTTATTAAATGCAAATAGTGTCTCTGGCGGCAATGTTGACATCCAAGTCTATGCTTGGACTGAAGATCTAGAATTGGCTGGGCCTACGAATGGTATTTCTGTTCAATCTCAGCCAGTTAAAGATGAATACAGTCATTCCGGTGTCATTTCAGCTCCTGCGTCAGCAGTTGCATCCATGATGGGTAAGCTTAGTAATGTTCCAATTATTGGACCTTTTGCTACTGCAACCTCCATGATTGCTTCTGGTGTGTCTGGTTTAGCTGGATTGTTTGGATATACCAATGTACCAGTTATAGATGATGTTCATGCTTATAAAGGGCAACCTTTCCCACATATGTCCACCACACAAATAGGTGTACCATGTGAGAAATTAACCCTAGACCCCAAAAATGAACTATCTATTGATCCTAAAATCAATGGAGTAGATCTCGGGGATGAAATGATGATCAAAGCTATAGCCACACGAGAAGTTTACTATGGTTCCTATGATTGGACTGCCACTAGAGTCACCGATGATTTACTCATCTCGGCTCGTGTACATCCTGGGGTCTATAGGATTGCTACTATTTCTGGTGTTAGATATTTTCAAGCTTCACCAGCATATATGATTGGTGAAATGTTTAAATATTGGCGAGGTGATATGATATATAGATTCAAAATTATTTGCACTAAATATCATAGAGGTCGCTTGCGTATTACGTGGGATCCAGTTTCATCTATTGCTTTTAATAGTGACACAACAACTTCTTGTTACAATCAAATTGTTGATATTACTAAAGAGACCGATGTTGAATTCGTTGTACCATATACTCAGGCTACTTCATACAGAGAGATAGCTACATCGCGTATTGTTACGTGGGTTAGCGGATCGGCTCTTGGAGCCGATTTATCGAATATTAATGGTGTTTTGACAGTGAGGGTTCTCAATAGTCAAACTTCACCTGAACTTTCAGCCGATATTAAAATTTTGGTTTTTGTTCGACCTGCCGATAATATAAAATTTGCTAATCCTAAACCATTGATTGGAGATTTAACTCCTTACACAGTTCAGTCCCAACCTATGGAGTATGATGATCCATCGAGATATAATATGGGATTAAAGCCTTCAATGGCTTCTAATAATCTCACACTCATCTACAACGGAGAAGATATCCAATCACTCAGACAATTGATGCGGAGACAAAATTTTATCTATTCCACTCTCATTGATCGAGCTTATGCAAATAGTGCCTATTTCAATAGGATTGTGCAACCTAGAATGCCATTATATTATGGTTTTGATGGCAATGGCATCCATGTAGCTAATACAACTTTATCTGCTGGAACTGCAGCATTCAATTTTGTTAATAGTTCTATCCTGAATTGGATAAACCAATGCTACGTGGCCCATAAAGGGAGTGTTATTTGGAATATCAATGTAGGAAATCAGAATAATTCCGATAATTTCGATCTTACAGCGTCGCGGGACAACCTAGCACTTTCCTTACCCAACTATAATCTTACAGATTATACTGTTATGGGGGTGAATAGTACACCTGCTGCTTCTATCAAGTATCGAAATAATGGATTTGGAGGCATTAGTATGACCAATCAGAATACTCAATCTGGTCTAAATGTCTCTGTTCCCATGTATTCTAATTTGAAATTTTTACCAAATGGCATATCTGCGAGAACACTAGGAGAAAGTGAGTATGGTACGAATACCGATACTTGGACTACTACCATATGTTCACTATCATCAGATGGCACCCCTACAAATGACCTCGCTCTTGTAGATTTCTATTGTGGTATCGGCACCGATTTCTCTAGCATATTTTTCCTCA